TTAAGCGCCCCGGCCTTCAAATAACGGTACTGTAGTCTTGGAAAATTCACTTTTGATAAAGAGAATTACGCGGTCATTGGCATGCAGGACAGTATTACCATTAGGAATATAGGCTTCATTACCACGCACAATAGCACACAGCAAGCATTCCGGCGGCAGGTTCATATCACGCACTGCCACACCGTCTACATCGCTGTTTTCGCCGACGATGATTTCCAAAGCCTCGGCCTGTGCGCCCTCCAACAGTGATACGGATACAATACCACCCTTGCGGACGAAACGCAGCACTTCGCCTGCACTCAATAGACGCGAAGACAGTACGATGTCTACGCCAACTTTTTCCATCAGCTCGATATATTCGTTACGTGCAACACGCACGATGGTCTTACGTGCGCCCAGATGCTTGGCCAGTTGTGCCAGCAAAAGGTTCAGCTTATCATCTTCGGTCAGGCAAATAACAACGTCTGCTTCCGAAACACCCTCTTCAATCAGAAGGTCGATATCGGTACCGTCACCGCACAAAACCAAACCTCGCTTCAGCTTAGCAGCCAGAAGCTGGCAGCGGTCCTTATCCTTTTCGATAACCTTTACCTGAATGCCCTGCTTTTCCAACATGGGAGCCAAAAAGCGACCTGTGCGGCCTGCACCGATGATGAGAACCTTCTCCAGCTTTTCATAAGTATTGGAGAAGGAATTTTCAAACTCACGGATTGCTTCATGCTTGCCTACGAAGTAAACGTTATCGCCCGGAATTACGTAATCATTACCATGAGGAATTATCATCTGATGACGTCTGAAAACCATGGCCATCAGGATATCCTTAGGAATATTCAAATCCTTCAGCGGTATATTAACGATAGGTGAATCCTCCTTCACCTTGGCTTCGAACATACGCACCTTGCCGTCAGCAAAATCATCTACGTTCAAGGCAGATGGTGTCATCAGGATATGGTCGATTTCACCTGCGGTAATACGCTCAGGGTTGATTACGAGGTCAATTTTCATATCATCCTTAAGCATTTCCGGCGAATGGATAGCATAATCCACGTTGCGGATACGAGCAACGGTATGCTTAATACCATGATTCTTGGCCATCAGGCAGGTCACCATATTTACTTCATCACTATCTGTGCAGGCGATAAGCACATCGGAAGCACTGATATCAGGATCAGCAAAAGTAGTAGGGCTGCAGGAGTTGCCTTCAATCGCCAGTACGTCTAAAGTATTTTGGATGACGTCCTTGCGCTTGGGGTCGATTTCTACAACTACTACATCAAACTGATCTTCAGCTAAAAGCTGTGCAATACTAAAGCCAAGCTTGCCTGCACCAGCTATTACAATACGCATTTTAGTTACTCCTTTAATACGGGAAATCCGTTAATCTCTATTACTCAAATACTGCTCTATATTGATTCTACTAAATCGACTACTTTTTTACAAGCGGTTTTCTATTGCGCTGTGAATATCTTTGCGCTTATTTTTTTCATTTTTTTAGTTGCTTTTATTTTGGAACTCATTTGGAACTCACAAGCAAAAAAGCAGGCTGACTAAACCTGCTTTTTTTAGCCGTATGTAATAGTAAGAAGATAATTGAGATACCGAAACGGAAACAAATTCAAACCAAACCACACATATATTATAGCATATGCTTACAGCAGGTGCAAATAATATAATTATTGTCTTTCCTTGGCTCTCATTTGAGCTACCCATAAGTCAAGGACTTTTCCGCTAGGAGCATCAGGGTCACACATATAAGCTTTAGCAATCTTGACAAGTGTTCCGGTATCACCACTGAACACTGCGCCATAATCACTATACACCATGTTCAGCACATAATACCAATCTGCTTTATGTTTGATATTGTGTTGCTCTGCTAGTTGATTGGTCTGCTCATACGTCCAATGCTCACCATTAGTGCCATCGGTGTTCTGCATCTTACTGACAGCCAACTTTGCGAGTGCTTCATCGAAATGAGGACCATAAGCTACACAGTGCAAGTCATACAACGTGCGATAAAAAAGGTCTGGGCAATGCATCTTAAGCTTTTCTAATGCACTGCAAACAATTTCTTCCATTGCTCTCTCTTTTGTATCATCACCTATAATCTTGTTCCAATACTCTTTATAGGAGTGCATAACTACACCTCCTTACGCAAGTTTAACCACGCTAATAGCTGCCCTGTTAATTGTTGCCGCTGCCGTTGCCTGTACCTGTAAACTTGTTATGTTGTTTACTGCACAGCAAGAAGGACGAACACGAATCAGCGTAGTAAAGGAAATATTCACAGTTGTGTCAGCAACGCCAGTAACAATGCTTTCCGCACCATTAATAACAGAAGATGTACTTTCCGTGGTACTCAGAAGCTGTAAGCCAACATTGCCAGCAGCAGCAGGAACAACATCAGCATTTACACTGACAAGGTATAAACCACGAATAAGGCTAACACTAGAGCTGCCAGCAGGATGCTTAATAGCAACGCCAGTCAGAAGATTATTAATAGGAAAACTAACAAAAGCATTAGCTGCAACAGTCTGAGCAGCAACAGCCGCAGCGTTCAAAGAAGATTTTTCGTAGCAAATCATTTATTTTCACCTCTTTATGCAATCAAGGTATTTTCTTAACACCTTTAAATTTTATAATTTTTTAAAGCAATAGGGACGGTTTGCACCGTCCCTAATACAGTGCAGTTAATGCACATAACTTATTTTTAGCCTACATTATAAGCGCAGCCACAAGCACCAGCTACATTGGCAGCGACACTTTGATACGGACTAGACGTAATATAAGCAGGTTGAGGATAAGGTCTTAACGTGCCGATAAGGGTAGCACTCTGCGCCTGTTGAGATAATTGGAAATTAGCTGTCTGCAAATCCCTATCTCTATCTGCAAGTTTATCTCTCAAATCTTGAATCTGATTAGCTACCATAATTGCCCTGGTCTTTTCTCCATCCTCTTTGACGGCGTTTACGATAGCACAAGTATTTTGTGCATTTTCGTAACGTACTGCGTCAATATTTCGGTTAGTTTCGTAACCAAGAGAAGCAATAGCTTGTTTTTGCTCGCAGCAGCATTGCTGAGCGGCGAAACGATTTTGTGCAATCTCGCTGCCGAGCTGATAACCAGTCTGCATAATGTCTCGCTGAACACCGTTAAACCCATTCAGCATAGTGCTGTTCTGAGCGTAAAAACCATCACACAAGCCATTCTGAACGCCACGAATACCGTCTTTAATATCCTGCATGGAAAATTGGTCTGCAATCTGATCACGTGTCATACTGCCATTCGCAAAGATTTCAGCACCCATGTTACCACGGTTATTCCAGTTGCCGCCCCAACCGCCCATTAAGGCAAAGATAATAATAATCCACATAAACCACATACCGCCGCCCCAGCAGTCACCGTAGTTGTTGTTTCGATTCATGTCCATTACAGGGACAATGTTTGCACCTTCCATGATTTTTTCACCTCCGTAAAAATCTATCTAAAGCTTCATTGCGCGCTTATTGAAGCCTTAAACCAAATTGACTTAAAAATTGATTAAGCTGTTCATCGTTCATGCCTTTTTGTTTGGCAAGATTCCTTACAATATTTTGCATCTGCTCTGGCGATTTACCTTGTCCCATCTGCATCGCCCTACTCATTAGCGGATTTTGTCCTGCGAACTGTTGCATTAGTCCCATTGGATTTCCTGCCTGCTGTACCATCTGCATCATCTGGAATATGTTCATCATTCGTCATTCCCCCAATCTGTTCTTCGAGCTTTTCAATGCGTCTTTGCAATGCCAGCACTGTGTTATTGTCAGCGTAGGCAGGAGTTTGCATACCACCGTCCTGCTGAAGCTGATAAACTCTAAAAATCGGCAAGCCGTCCATGCCTATAAGTTTTTCATAAATTTTTCCTTCGGCAGGAGCAGGAAAATATGTACTCGTTCCGTCAAGGTCAACTTGCGCTGCTCGTGCTTCTTCAATGCTTGTAACAGGTCTGCCTTTGATTTGCTGTACAGGCTGATAAGCATTTGGCTGCGCAGGTGGCATCATTGTCGGCATTGGTTGCTGATACATTTGTTGTTGTTGCTGTTGCAGATTAGCTAACCTCTGTTGCATTTGCTGTGTAGCTCCATAAGGATTGTAATAATTTCCGTACATCTTTATCACCTCACCTATATTTTAAGTGGTAGCAATAAAAACAATCCCTAAAGCTAAAGACACATTCTCCTATGCATTCGGACATAATTTAGACACGATTCAGACAGCAAAAATGAGCAAAAAAAAATAATCCCCATTAAGAAAAGCTTTTACACTTCTCTTAATGGGGATTACTTCATTTAGAAAGCACTCGATTAATAGCCTTATACGCAGTGCTTATTTCTCTGTCAACAGTTTTAGTGGAGATGTTCAACTCCATTGCGATTTGGTAATTCATTTTACCATCAACAAATTTCATTTCACAGATTTTCGTTTGTCGTGGCGTTATCTTCGCTTCGTGAAGCACTGCATAAAATGAGCGGCGCGAGCTTTCTGTCATCCATATCCTCGCGCTTTTTAGCAGCTCTTTCATTAAATCACCTTTTCAGTACATAAGCAAGTAGTGCAATCAGACCAATGTTGGCAAGCAACATACCAGCCATGATATAAAACTGCTTATCAATAATCCTTTTGTTTTCAGCAAACAACATTGTCACTACGCCAGCAGGCAAAACTTCCTGCTGAACGGTTTCTTTATCCATCATCTTATCACCTCAATATAACGTGTTCATTAAACACATTATATCACATCAGCAAACAGACAGTCACTAAACAATTTAAGCAAACATTCCGTTTCACTTTAATTCTTCATTGCGGCATATAGTGCGCATCCTGCTATTATGTATGCTATATTGCGCTGTTTTTTAATTCGCTGCTGTTTTAGCTTGTACTCTTTTTCTAGCTCCGCTAAGGATTGATTGGCATTCATCAATAAGCTCTCCTGCTCTTTGACTTTGATTTTCAGCGTCAGACAAAGACTGTTCAGCTCGTCCGACTTCTTCTCTAGCTCCGCTAACTTCTTGTCTGATGCTCCCAGCTGTCCCTTCGATTGCGTCAGCAGTTTTTTGTAATTCTCGTTGATTGTTTTTAGCTCCGTCAAGTTGTTGTTTAACTTCTGGTATTGTTGCTCCGTCAGAACGTACTCCATTGGCTCGTCCGAATACCGGGGTGAACCAGCCGAAGCGGATGGCGGCGCAAAAAACACCGCAAGCGACACACACGCCAGCGGCAAAAGCAATGACAATTTTAGTTTTTCTTGTTTTCTCATTCTCCATTATAACCTCTTAGCAATACTAATATTTGTAAAATGTAATAAATCCCGTCAGACGCACAAATTCCGCCTACAAGCGATTTTAGATGTCGACACGATAAATCATAAGCGGCACTATTTTAAAAACGCTTATAGGCGATGCAATTTGTGTGTGATTTTCGTTCAAAATCGTTAACTTATAGCCTACTTGTAAGATAGAGATTCAGGATATTTTAAAGAGCAAAATAATGATGTAACGCACCCAGTACAAAGCCTGCAACTAAACCAACAACAAATTTCTTGTCAATAACAAATGCTTTAAGTTCTTCCATTGTATCACCTCCAATCATTGTAGAATGTGCCACCGACTTTTACGCAAACAAAATTACCGAAAATGCTACACGTATAGGAGAGGGAATAACTAAACCTCTTGTCGGTGACTGTATCTAAAGCATGAGCTTTAAATCATCTTCCGTTTCCTGCTTTGCCGTAGGCAGGAATACCATAAGGAGTAGTAAGGTCAATGCCAGCAACATACTCATAAGTAATTTGTGCTCTGTTTGCATAACCGGGGCGGTACATCTCGCCAACATCGGCAGCAATCCAGTAATAATTTTTAAACAGTTTATAGAGTGCTTCCAGACTGCGCAGGTCGACACGATCAAAACGATTCTCCAAGAAACGCTTTACAACGTAGGTTGACGTAGGGCACCACATACCAGCATAAATCAAGCAGCGTGTATCATCCAACGTCGGCACTTGCTGAAGCACATCGACGTATTGCAGGCAGTCACGTGACAACTGTTCTAACTGCGCCTGCTGTCCTGCGTCGCTTCTCAAAAGCTCTTTCAGCATCGGCAGTTCACCGCTCGCCTTAATATCAATATAAGTGCGGTCTGCATATTCTGCGCCGCCGGGAATAGCTCTCAAAAGCTCATTTGCTCTATTCCCTTCCCATTGGCTGACACCGATTGACGGATAATCATATGCAGTGCTTTTTGCCACGCTGTCATAGCCGCCTTCAATTCCTGTGTTAATCAATCCTTTTGCAATTTCCTTTGCAAGGTTCTTATTCCAGTCGCTCATTATTTCGTTCCTCACTTCTTACCTTAAACATTCTCGTCTCAATAGCCTTATTGCCCAGCTGCACAAGCAGCAGCGCTACCATGCCCAGCGTGCAGCTCTCATAGTTGCCCCAAGTTCTGGCAAAAAAGGCAAGCCATAAAGTAACCAATACCCAAACGGCAAAGCCTATAACGGCACAGATTCTGCCCACGCTATAAGCATTATCATTCTTCTTTAACATGTTAATTAATTTACGCATCTTCTTCACCTCTGTTCTTCGGCGGATAGTTCTGCAATTCATTAATTTGTTGCATAAGATTGTCGATTACGCCATTGTCACCAAGAGCTTCGTAGCTCTTGTAGCAGGCATCAATGCTCTCTTTTGCGTAGATTGGTATCCAACCTTTATCCTGAACATAATGATTATAAGCCTGGATAATTCTGTCACGTAATAAAGCTTGCAGTCCTGCTTTTAAAGCATCATTTTGTTTTTTCTTTTGTTTGTACATCGTAATAAGCAGCGTTATTACGCAACCGGATATAACGTTAATAATAGAGTTTAACGCAGCATCCAAAGATTGTTCCACCATTTCACTACACTCCTATAAATTAAATTTCAAACGACACGGCTTCTACATCTGTTGCCGTAGTGGCTTCCTCAACTTTTTCTTTTGTTATACGATATGCAGTATGCAGCTTGTTTGAGCGCACCGCCACGGCAGCGATAACCATGCGCAGGTCATTAGCTGTCACTTTAACATCTTGATTATCTGCCGTAGTCCAATCAATGTTTGCGCCCTCGCCCTGTAACGATAAGGCAATAATAGCTGCATTGATGCGGTCTCTCGCTTTGTCGTCATAGTCAAAGCTATGACCGCCATATTCAATCGGCTCAACCTCGGCAGTGTCACGCTGACGCTTTAACATCAAGATTTTACGTTGCTTTATGTTTTCAATAGGTTCTTCCTCATGTGTAACAGTTACACCTAATTCTGTTAAAGCCTCGTCACCGATTGACAATGGGATAAACACGCCGTCTTTGCCTAACGCTTCGGAAAGCTCATATAAATTAGAGTAGGTCTTCTCTTTGTATGTATAAGTTGTTTGCATTAAATCACCGCCTTGTTAAACACAATTTCGACTTTAAATTTCTTACCGACGTTTGCAGCGGTAAACATGCTTGATATATTTGACGGCACACGTTGAACGTAGGTGTAAAAACCTGTTGCAGCACTTTGATATGATATTTTCCCAACTGCAAGGGGTACAGTAACACCTGTTTCCATAGGCGTGATATTTAACGCAATGTTACGACTACCACTCGTCACACCTTCCTCTTTAAAGGCAACGTCAAGCCAACCAGCATAATAAGACAGAATAACAAGAGTAACGGCTCTGCCATCGTGTGTAACATTGCCTGTAACTTCACCATAGTAACCACTGTTGACATTATATCCATACTGACCGCTTTTAGTTCCCATAGTCATAATGAATACATTCTCATCAACATCACCGCCACCGCCCTCAGCACGCTTGAACATAAATAGACGATTAAGTCCCATATTACATCACCTCTACGATAACTTAGATGCTTGTACGATACTTGTTTTGTTACCGCTATTATCTAATGTTATAAAGATATTAAGTAATAAACCGCTATTGGTTATCGCTAAATCGGAAGCAGCACCCACATACTTCAACGTGCCAGCATTAGTAATACTCAACGAGTAAGAAGCAGAAGAAGTTATATAAGCAGTAAATAGCGTAGATTCTCCATTAGATAAGTTTGCTGTTAAATTTGACACATCCAAGATAAATGCACCCGTCACATTGTAGCACGCTGTTGTTTTATAAGGAGCATCATACGCTCCGCTGTTATGTGGTGTTGTATACTTTTCAAAGTCAAATTTTAAGCGTTGGAAGGTTTGCTCTGCTGTCCATGTATTTTGTGTAGACGTACTCACTCCACTGCCGCCGCTGATTGCAATAGTTACATTACCATTGCTGTCGGGTTTTGTACCATTAACGCTTTTGACATAGCCATCCAACGATTGATGCTGCGTCAGATAACCTGCATCGTTGGTAAATGCCGATACATTACTCGGAACAATCGGTATGGTCGGCTTGTCTGTAAGGTCATTATAGCTGCCCGACGTTGCTACCGTCGCAACATCGTTTTTGCCCAGCTTCTCGGCAAGCATTGCCTTGATTTTGCCATAAAAATAAGCGAGGCCGTCTAAATCTACCAATTTTGCCACTAAATATCACCTCCGTATGCTATCAAAACAAAGCCGCCTGTGCCACCTGCACCGCCTGCGCCGCCTACAGTTATAGCATAGCTTTGACCAGCGGTAACATTGACATACTGCGAGTCATAGCCGCCAGAGCCGCCGTAGTTGCCGCCCTTGCCGTAATCGCCGTTAGCCTTGTCAAATGATAAAGCAAAACCTGCGGTTACTTTGTTGCCCTCAGACGCATAACCGTTAGGCGTGCCGCCGTTGCCATATGTAAATGCCGAACCGCCCTCACCACCTGTCGCAAATAAATCAAACGCTCGTGTATCGCCGCCTGTGTTTCCTGCACCAAAAGCACCTTTGCCAGCACCACCGCCGCATAAGGCTACACGCAGACGGGTGATACCGTCAGGGACACTAAAGCTATAATTGCCAGCATCAGTCCAAGATTTTTCGGTATACGGTACGGACGCACCGCCGCCACTCTCATGTTTTGTAGCAATAGCATACGTCACGCCGCCCACGCTGACACGTCCTGCCGTAGCGTTTGCGTCAGTGATAGGCTTTAAAGCGACATAGCCATTACCGACACGCAATGCCTTGTCACCTGCTTCGGCGGCTGTGTTATATATGTTGCAAGCTACCGCCGTGCCGCCTGTTTTTTGGATGTATAGTTTAGCCATATCGTCACCCTATCCATATCTTGCCGCCGGGGATGTTAAGCGTACCTGTGACAGTCAATGTTTCCGCTGTTGTGTTCCCTGTCAGCTTTGTATTAGCCGTTGACGGTATTGTAGGCTTGTTTTGCAAATCATTATAACTGCCGCTCTTAGCGACGCTTGCTAAATCACCTGCCGCAACAGCTCCAAGGTTAGCCCTTGCCTGTGCCGCCGTGGTTGCGCCTGTGCCACCCTGTGTAATGGGGACGATGCCGCCGCTGGGGATTGTCCCTGTACCTGCTAAGGCAAGCGCATTGTCAATCTCGTCATAGCTTGCTATCTCACCTTTTGTCATCACTCCGACAACCTTGTTACCGTCTGCTGCCGTCGCTGTGATTCCCTCTGCCAAATCGTTGGCAGTGACGGTATCGCTTGTCAAATCGACGAGCGTATTACCGCCGTATATAATCTTATTCACTGCCATTTTTCTGCACTCCTTAGCCTATGGTTACAGTCTTTCCGCCTTGGGCATTGTCGCTTTCGTTGTAGGGGATTGCGTTGACAGTAACCTGCGACAAATAATTAAAACCTTGTGTGCTATCCGGCAATACAGTCTGCGCTGTTGTCTTAGGGGTAACTGTTTTAGATTGCGCTTTAACATCCTCAGCACCGCTCATGTTGCCTGTTACGCCTAAGATGCTTACACCTGCTCTGATGTTTGTCGCAATGATTTTAGCCTGCTCTGTTGCGCTGATTTTAACTTTGCCTGCGCCGTCATGATAGCCGATTGGTACAGTGTATTCGTCAGCTTTCTTACTGATTTCACCGCTGACAGCACCATTGTTCTTCATCTCGCCTGTAATTTTAACGCCGTTGACGTAGGCTGTTTTTCCGCTGAGGATTTCTGCGCTGGCAGCAGTCGCATCGGAAGTATCGGCGTTAAAAGTGCAAGTGCCTACAATCGGCGCACCGCTTTTATCGTGAGCAGTATATGTGCTCAATATCTTATCTGCTGTAACAGTATCGGCGGTTAAGTCGATTAATGTTTTTCCTCCATACACTACCTTAGAGATATTTTTTTCAGCCATAATTTACTTCGACCTCGCTTCCTATGTATGCCGTAATTCCATCGGATAAATTGGATGTTTCAAAATATGGAATTTTTTCGACAGTAATATTTTTTGTTAATTGTTTGTTTGCCGTCGGCAATATCTGCACTTCATGAGCTTCGGAGTGTACAGTATAAGCTCCGTCATAAATATCAGCTCCGATGCTACGTGCTGATAACATACCATGCAGGTTACCTTTGTTCGGTGACAAATTGCCATGTAGCTCACCTTTAGCAGCTGTTAATACACCTCGCAACCTTATCATTAGTAGGTCACCTCCTCCATTAAGAGGAACTCATGGGGTGGAATAACTGTATCAACATAGCCATCAGCACGGCGAAGCTCAATGTCATATACATAAGCTCCAAACGCCAACCCTTCGGTATCTGCTGGCTTAATATCAAGCTCACCGCCAACGATAACTTTTTGCAGAATGATAGTTGGATTCCGTACCGTGCGACGAAGCGTAAATGTTAACATATCGCTGTCAGTCAGTTCAACATTTCTACCATTAATATCGGTGATACTGATATTAAAAACACCGCTATCACCTCTAATCATTCTGATATTGTTGTCATCAACCTTAAACACCGCTATCACCTCTTACAATTCTATATTGTTGAGTTCAAAAACAGTTTTGCAAGCTTCTACTTCAGACTGTTTTTTCCAGCCTTCTTGTTTGCAATCTCCTATATGTATGCTTAAATCAGCTAACCACTGTAATACTTGACTGGCACTAAGGTATTGAATTGTCTTTTCAGTTTCTCCGTCTTTATAACCACGAACCGGGCAACCTGTAGGATATTTTTTTGCAAACTGCTCAGTATTAACATTAAGAGCAATACCCTGCATAGTAAGCTGGGTGTCTTTATCGCTGTCATAAGTTACAGTTTCGCCGCTGGCGCTGCTAGTAAAGCCGCCTGTTATTTTCGCCGCTGTCCATTCGTCAATTTGGGTAAGCTTTATAGTTTTTAATTCGTCAAATGTTTGAGCAGAAATTTCTACTACCTCGTAGTATTCACCTTTATCCTCAATAGTTGCGCCATTGGCATTACACCACTTAGCAGCATCTGCATAATTTTTGCCATCAAAATTCTCTTTAAAAAACCTAGTTCCTATCATTTTATTTACGCTCCCATCCCGGCAACATACCAATAGCCTGATACATTTTCATTAAATGCCGAACCACCTTGACCACGTCCATAAACCTTAAATGATGTAGTAGTTGCTGTATCTACAATAACAACAGCAGAAGCAAAGTTTGTTTTTGAAGTCAAGATAGTATAATTAGAATCCTTCATGGGAACATTTAACGTAACAGCTTGGTTATGCAATGATGTAAATGTCCCGCCCTGTTCTACCCAACCATTAGAGTATTTTTTATACCATGAAGAACCATCTTGATGCATTTCAGTTACATATCCAGAATTTTTACCCATAGCAACTAAGCTAATTTCGTTTTCACCGATGCTGCCTTTATTGGTATTATAAGAATCTTCACTATCAAATACATTAATAGTATTCAAGGTCGATGTTGTCGCCATTTATTATTCCTCCTTTACAGGTCACTCACTGTTGCTGATAAAGCGTTTATGTCTTTGCCCCAGCTTAATGTAATGCCACCGTTAGCACCACTTGCATATATTCTCAAAGCATATGTTTTGCCTGCTGTAACAGCTACTACACTTTCTAATTCTTGACGGCCATTTTCGCCATCATAATCATTTTCAGAATAGCTCCAGCCGTTACCCCAAGTTAAACCGCTAGAAGCATTAGCTACACTAATAACATAAGACACATCTTCTCCAGCTGGTGCATCAGCAACATAAGGACTGCCAACACATTTTATCTTCGTTATATTACTAGGAACAATAAATTTAACTGTTTCATCCGTCGTGTATTTCGTGCTTCCACTCACAACAGTGCTGAATGCAGCAGTATAGGTAGCATCCTGGGTATATGTAACAGGCACATACAGTGTTTCTCCGTTATAGGTAACTGTAAGCGTTTCGCTTGTACCTTTATTACCTGTGAGATAAAAAGTTACGCCACCCCTGCCACTGCTATATGTTACCCCATTAATAGTTACAATCTGTTGAGGCGGAAAAAAGCCACCGTCTAAAGTGCACGTTAAATATATGCCTACATTCTGAAGATGTGATAGGATATAGGATTTATCTTTATATTTAGCCAAATAATTTTTTCCGTTCACTTTTGCTACGCTGAACATTTTTACCACACTTTCAGTTTAATGCCGATGTTGTCAAGTCCAAGATTTGTTCTAGCCTGCGCCGCCGTTGTAGCTCCTGTCCCACCATTAGCAATAGGCAATGCTCCGTTCGTATTGCCTAAACCCAGAACATTACGAACGCCAGCAACGGTAGTTTGTCCTGTTCCGCCACCAGAGATAGGAAGAACTTTATATGTTGCATCGCCACATAATGCCATATCCTGCTTTCCTGCTGCCGGAATTGGTGCAAGTCCTGCTCTACCGGAACTGTTATATGTTGCGCCTGTCATATTAGCGATATTAATATTGCCACTCGAATCAGGCTTTACATTATTCACAGATCGAACAAATTTAGCTTTAATCTGTCTCAAAAAATAACTTAATCCATCAAGGTCAATTAATTTTTGTAAGTTAGCCATCATACCAGCTCCTTTGTAATCACATTCTGAATTTCAGCTTCTGTTGCCGTTTTCAGTTTGTAGGCTCTCGGAATAACCTCCCAGGTAACTGAACCATCTGTATAGGTTGCTCCGAGCACAGCTTTACTGAAATCCGGCTCGCTAATAGCGGAATCGCCGCCAACAGTACATGCTAAGACAAGACTTTTAGGCAGGTTAGGTGACAACACAATATCGCCATTTATATAAGATGTACTGTTCTTGCGAATGTTAAGGCTATTAAAAAGGTATTGGCTTTTTAAATCGCTAACATTCTGCAATTTATTAAAGTATTCAAGCGGTGGCGCTTCTCCCTTGTCAAGATAGCCCCAGCCACGCAGGTAATCAAGCTCAGGCCAAGAATCAATCATCTCACCAATGCTTGCGCTGCTACCAAAAATCAAATCAAAAGTAGGCTGTTTCATTACCATTATTCAACAAGTCCCCCTTTCACCTTTATAATCCTTGCGAATGTTCCTTGATTAAAACCTTTAAATCTATAAGGATTTTCTCCTCTTCTGCTAAAGCCAAACGTATTCGTAGCGTCAAAGGAATACACATAAATAACGCCGATACCTGCGCCACGGATAATAAGGTTCAGTGCATCAATCAAACGGCTTTCTTTGTTTGTTACTAAACGCCCTATTCCTATACGCATTTTAGCATTTCCTGCATTTACAGCAGAAACACGCTCAACATTAAAAACATTCTTTATGCTATGTATCGTGCTAACACGTGAGCAGTCCGTTGTGTTTTTCTCAATCTTAGAGATAACAGCAAGTCGGTAATGCCGGTCGTTTAAGTCGCTGGATGCAAGGTAATTATCATACATGCGCCTAAATGGAGCTTGCCCAAATCCCATATCACCATGATCAGGAAAGCCAAAAAAATCCAAAGCAATAGCATTTTCGACACGGCGAGAAATATCGGCAACTTCGCCACACATATCGAGCTGCTTTCCAACTGCCGTATCTGGCCACATTTGCGTCCTTATCTGCTCCCTTACTTTGTCGATTTTGTCAAGTTCGCTTCCTATGGCGTTAAGAAAAGCTTTAATGTTAGGCTTGTTGCGAAATTGACTTAACAAATGGTTATACATTCTTTCGCTTGTAGTCATGGTCACAACTCCAAGGCTACAGTAATATTAGCAAGCTTTGTTACTGCCAGCTCATTACGTTCAATCGAAATGTTTTCCTGCTTATACGTTTGACCGTCTTTAGACACGCTGCACTCAATATAGCTAATGCCGTCAACGCCGCTGTAAATAGGACCAAGCAAACGCTGATAAATAACATCATTGCCCATCGACAACTTGCCAATCTGTTCCAAAACGATATTTTTAATTTTGTCGATTGCATCGCCAGGTAAAACTTCTTCGTTATATTCTTTAATAATAACCTTGACATAAATCTGTACCTCATGCGGACGGCTAAAGCATACATCTTGCGCCGCACCTTCGCTATCCTCAATACGAACGCAAATATCACCGTTCGTGTCAATACCTAAAGGCGCAACATTTAGAATAGTGCGAGCAATAGCTTCTTCGTCACCGCCGAAAACAATAGCCTGGAAGGAATGAGGTTTTAAGCCATCAACTGTTTCATCGGAACGGTTTTCGTAAATTGTTACGCTGGTAACATCCTGCAATTCAAGCAAGGCAGCCTTAATGCTCTCTTTCATCCCTATACTGTTTCTGAATACAGCAGACGCATAACGCTGACGAACTTCGGACGCTGTTTCATAGTTACGTCCTACATATGTTTCGGATTCGTTGCTGACAGAAAACCAGCCGTCATAATTTGTGTTGATATAATTCACGCCATTTGGCAAAGGCTCAATTTCTCCGTATTCCTCACAGTCAAAGCGAATAGGACTGCCAACCTGCGTAACTGTAAACGATTCATTAGGCACCACCACAGCTCCATATCGCCTGTCAGAGCGTTCAAAAACCAGCTTACCTTCAACAATACTGCCTTGCCATTTTGGAACGCTCTGAGAAGCCAAGGTAACAGCGACAGTTAATGCAGTATCATTTGCTTGCGCTGTGTACTTTATAACGGCATCATTATCAAACTGTACACTGTAAACCTTTCCTTTATTCGGCGTTGCAACTTCAAGCGTCACGTGAACGCAGTCATTAAGAGTAATCGTGCTTTCTTCGATGATATTCCATTTGTAGCCGGAAGTGTCTTTAATTTGGCAGTTAGCAGGAAGAACCATGCCGCTACGTCCATAACAAACAGCGTAAAGATAGCTTGCCTGAGCTTTCTTACGCTGTACATTTGTGTAAGCAAGGGTATTGTCTAAACTGCCTTCGCTGGCACTAATCGGCGAGCGGTCATAATAGTCACGCTCTAAAAGCTGCCACATTCGGTCAAGCTCAGCAGCATACACACCAACGAGAACGCCTATCATGCTGTTAGGCTGACGGCTAACTGTTGAGCCTAAATTTTGCTCCAGGCTTTTAAAAATATCTTCTCGAATCTCCGGTAAACGTTTTCTGACAAAACCGTTAACTGTTACTCCGTACTCCATAGCCTAAAACCTCCTTCCTTACAATCATGCCGTATTTAGTTTCTGCTTCATAGCTTAATAACATTTTTCGTGTAGTAGATTCAAAATCAATATCAATGCTAACTAAATTGCTTACTCCGTCAACTTTTAAAATTTGCTCACGAAAAAGCTCTCTAATTAGCGTGAAGTTTGGATTTTTGACAAGCACATAATCAAGATAAGGTACGCCATGCGTAACGTCCAAAAACCACTCCCCGAGGAACGTGAGAAGCTGAATTTTTATCTGCTGCGCTACACGCTCAACATTGTCAATAAACAGCACATCACCATTTAAAGCAAGGTCATGCGTCTTTGCGTTTAAAGCTAAATCAAGCACTTGCATCACCTCCTAAATAACTAGGAACATATACATCCAAACTGTTCTCTTGAATTTGTGCAAGTAGCCCACAATCAAGATAAAGCTTTTCAACAATCGCTTTCTTGTTGGGTGTTTTTATAACATTACCTCTATCCTCTACAAGGCAAATGAAATCCATTTTTCTGTTACCTTGCCAGAACGATTCAGCATAATCATTAATCTGCGTAGCTTCAGTAACCCTAGCTGTCAAAATATCTTTGATAACAGTATCAAGCTCCGGCTGTTCAGCATCAACAATCTTTTCACCAGCACTTCCTTCTGCCTGTGCAGATGTTTCAGAAGTAGTATATTTGATTTTATCGGCAAGATTTTCTTTTAGCCATTCCCACGCATACCAATACGGCGTTAAATCAATACTGCCTACATCAGCATTGTATTTAATGCCGTACTTTTTATCATCTTCGCACTTTAACGCAGCTTTTGTCTGCGATACATAAGCACCACGAATAACAGCACGAACAGAATCAGACACACCATCAACATTGCTAAAATAGCTATCAATAGCTTTTTCAAGTTGGACAAAATATGTCCACGAGCTTGTCAGTGTAGGGAACGCTGCAATGCAAGCCGCTTTTTGTTCCTCATAGGCTCTCAAAACATCTTCTTTCTTCATAGCGTCCCTCCTTTACTGTGACGAACTCGTAGTTCCATGATGATAGGAATGAGTGTGGCCGATAAGACTAATACCGCCACCTTGTACATCTCCTGTGCAAGTAATTGTCCCTTGCACGTTAATATTTCCGACAACATTAATCGTATTGCCAGGTGTAAGGCTAATTTTCGTACCGCCGTTAATAACTTCAACATTTTCGGCAGATATTGACTGTGACGGCATCATTCCAACGAAGCAGAAACCGTCAGTCAAATCATATTGTCGAGGATCATGGTTATCATCAGTTCCAGCACCTAGCCATTCATCAATGCTGCGTTCTGAAAAAACAATTAAACAACTATCGCCAGGCTTTACAGGATAAGTAATCTGTGCTGCTCCTGCGTGTGGCATAAAAACAGGAACACCGTCGATAACAGGATATTCAAGCACCCTATCATCAGCGGTGTATTTCTTTAGCGTTGACTTCACACTGGCAAGGCAGGTTGCAGCATCGAAAGACAAAATCGTACCTGGCAAGCAGGTGTGAATATTGCCTATTTTCTGCTTCATAAGATTTTCTAATCCCTCTAGCGTGTCCGCTGTTGCATCAAGGCTCATACATAATCACTCCTTCGGTACAATCTCATACACTTCAAGCTCCGTATACCAGTTTTGTCCGCTATACGAGCCATTGTGCTTTAAGCTTTCTATTTTGAACCAGCCTTTTACTTCCTGCGAATCAATGTAGACCAAATCTCCTGGGTTTAATACAGGCTGTAAAAGGCACTTAACATTCCAGCCTGCTTTTTTATCCCTTTTAGGTTGGGTAGTGCTTGTTTTTTGTTTTGCGGCTTTTGTTGGACCTTTAAGAAGTTTTTCAACAAAACCAATTAATCCGCTTTCGGGAGTAAGCTTGATAGCTTGTACATTGGTATTACCGCCTTGCTTAATAATCTGCAAAGTGTTGTTTTGAATACTCCATTCCAAATCAGTACCAGCGCACACTTTATCAAGGCACTCACGTCCTGCACCGACAAAAGAAAAGCCATTGGCAAACGTCGTAAATTCGCAATCATCAGCATACGTTACTACAAGTCCCATATCTGCTGCCACATCGTCAATAGCTTTCTTCCTGCTAACATCTTTGGCATAAGACAAAGACACGATGCTATCACGAATAGCAACGTGTCCATCATAAAGCTTCATCTCCGTAACCTTGTCAGAACCGCTCATGTAGGAATAACAGTCAGTTACCCAGCCGATAAAAATTCTTTTCAATCCAGCGTCCTCGCTGTATCCTACTTCAAGGATACAGATTGTATCTGCTCTTTCCAATTTGTCAGCAGTCGCTTTCGACAAGTTGTAAATTTTTAGCGAGCAGGAATTACTTTGTTTGGCAAGGCTCTTAGCAATGTCAAATTCAATCTCCAATCCCTGTTCTTTCGCCTTCGCTTCAATAACCACGCCGTCAGAACCTTGTACGCCTAGAGTAATTTTATAAATGCGGTCAAACTGTGCCATAGCTAACCTCCATAAAATTCATCTTCCGTGCAATACACGAGCGTCGCAGCACCGCTCTGAAAATCATCTCTGCCGACGCTTTCTTTGTCCGTCAAGACAAGCAATTCCCCTCTAGGCGCATTACTTTTATGGTGATTCATTAACAAGGGGAATTTCGGCACAACGCAAGCGTTAGCAAGAATTACATTGTTATTAGCGTCCCAAAGGTGTAATGCCCAGAATTGCCCTTCATGGTTCCAGCACATTCTTACTTTATATTTCTTGCCGTCAAAAGGAACGCTGAAAACAACATCGTTACCATCGGCAAAATTAATCGTAATCATGTTATCCTCCTAAAACAGCAAGCCTAATCCGCTTTTAACGCTGTCAACTCCGCCAGCAAGCCAGCTTTTATTTGTTGCAGCTTCACTTCCTAGAGAATCACTAATGCCACCAGAACCGTCACTGCCAGGAATATTAGCAGAACCTCCGCCAACATCAACAGAAGATGTTTTTCCTGCGCCAGCGTTTGCCGCAGTTTCTCCAGCGTTTTCTTCCTGTGATGCAGTTACAACGTTTTCGGGAATTGCCGTTGTCTGCGTAGTTACCTTAACAATCTGCTGAAAAGCTAAGTCAGCATAAATAATGCTTTTCGACGAATCCTGCTTGCTTACTCGGCAAGAAGTCATAACCATGTTGTCATACTTCTTCTCGGGACGAATGATAGTCACAGGCTCCTTCTTATCTCTGATTTCCTCTAAAAGCTGCAAACCGTTAGCAAATTTCTTTTCTCCCCACCCATTCTTATAGAACCACGTTACAGGGGTAGACGAAATGCCGACGGTCATTGTCAGCTTCAAAGGCTTGTTGACAATATGGTCAGCAATTTCAAAACCTGTTTCTACCGGATGTCCTGTTACATCCTGATCATAGGTGTATTCAAAAGATTTTACTATATCAACCTTCAAAGAACCAACTTGCGTAGGATTTTTAATGTTGTAACCTAAAATATCTGCCAGCATATCACTACACCTCGCTTAAAGGAAAATAGCTATCAACTGGCCAGCCGCTATTGCGACTAACAACATTGCCAACCGCAGTTGCTGTTGCTTCTGGAGAAGTGCTGGCAGTTGTAACCTGGATATAATTCGTGGTGTTACCACTATTGGAAATGTTGGATGAGGTGTTTGTAGTAGTCGGATTACCTAACAAGCGATTTACTGCAGTGCTGCCAAAATTTGAAATAGGGTCAATAATATTGCTGTTTACAAAATCTTTCACGCCTTGCATGATGTTTAATTTGCTGATTAAGTTGTCAACCCACTTAATAGCGTCCTTTACCCACTTAATCATGTTGTCAAAAAAGCCAGTTATTAGCTGCCATCCAGAATTTATGGTATCGGCAAAGAATGTAGCCAGGATTGTTAGACTATCTTGTATGAACTTAAAAGCGTTAACAAACAGCATAATAACTCCGGCTATAACATAGCCTATTGCAGCAAGACCGGAAACAAAAGCATTTCCTATTCCTTCCCACAGCCAAGAAGTTAAACCCCAAATGCCTTCAAACGCCAATTTAAACAGTTCATAGATAAGTTTAGGCACAAAAGCGATAGCTGTTCCAATATCGCTAAACCATTGAATAACACTGTCCTTGAAGTCGATAAATTTATTTTTTATAGGTTCAAAATCTCCAAACCAGCGTTTCATCATGGTGTCTGCCTTCGGGTCTGTCACCCACTTATAAAAATCCTGTATAAGCAAAACAACAAGAGCAATCGCAGCTGCAATCAGAAGGAATTTACCCATTAGCAGCATCTGCATAGCCGCTCCCCTTCGTGTTTGGCTGTTGAATGCTATTTGCGCCCCGGTTGCCAAGAATAAAGCATCTCGCATAGCAACAATCCACTTCACAGCAGTTCCAATCATCATTACAAAACTGCTCCATTTTGCCATGCCGAAAAGAATGCCTGCATAAATCGCTGCAATTTGCAGACCAGAAATAAAGTTATCAAGATTAATATTCTCGATGTAGTCTGCAAATTTTGCCATGCGTTTCGCTATGCCATCAACTATGCCCGTCTTGTCCTCAAATTCTTTGAAAAACTTTCCAAGCGCATTTTGCATCTTGTTTGTTGCCTGGCCAACAGTCCAAGGCATTTTACCTAACTCCATTTTTAAGCGGTCAGATTGCCCACGAATAGCATTAAAAACATCTTGTGCAGTTAATTTGCCTTCGCTGCCCATCTGCCTTAACTGTCCGATTGTAGTACCCATGCCTTCGGCAATAGCTTTTGCAAGTCTAGGTGCTTGCTCCAGGATGGAGTTTAATTCATCACCGCGTAATGTGCCGGAACCCAAGGCCTGTCCTAACTGCACAAGCGCGGCTTGCTGAGATGAAGCATCACCGCCACCGAGCAACATTGCGTTTGAAACATCCTCGGTAAACAGCAGAATATCTTTAGTGCTTTTCTTCAGCTCCTGCGCATTACGTGCAACAGACGTATAAAGCTCAGCTGTAGATTTATATTGCTGACGAGTACGGCTGGCAATGTTGTAAATTTCTTTCTGAACAGCTTTTGATTCCTGCTGGCTTTTGGTTACGTTGTTTACCTGACCTTCAATAACCTTCCATTCGTCAATCGTTTTAACGATGCTTCCAAGAGTTAGTGAAACGCCAGCGAACATAGCCAGACCGCTTAGCTTTGAAAATAAACTATCTACTTTATTGCCAGCTTTATCAGCAGAATCGCCAACACGTTCAAGTCCTGTTTTAACTTTTTTGGTTGTTTGCTCTACTTGCTTGACATTCGAGTTATTTACTTTGAAGCCAATCGCAATAGCTAAACTTCTTACGTCCACGGCGCATCAGCTCCTTTCTTTTTAGGGTGGTCAAGATAATATTTTTGTACATCACTCTGCATATCAAGCAGAGCGTTTATTTTGCACAAATCTCCTAAAGTTACAGTACCTTCTTTTATTTCTGTAACCGTAACTACCTTAGCCAACACTGGCCGCCAAATAAAAGATTCAGCGGTTAGTGTTGGTGATAAAGTGCCGGGAATTTCTACTTGCTCACCAACATCTCGCGGACTCCAGAGAGGTTGGGAATTAAAGCGAAAAAATCTCCGAAATTTACCTCAATAATAAATTTTTCAAGCTTAAGCAGTTCAATAAGCTTACCAGTAAAAAGCTCATTGATAACATCTTCAGTCAGCATAATAGCTTCATCTTCGCCCTTGATTTTAACACTGACATATTCAGCATCAAGCAGACGTTCAGAGAACTGTGCCAGCACTTCGCCATTAAAGCTTTCGCCCAACTGTGCAAGGATAGCACCGATATTAATTTGAGCACCTAATAATGCTTCTTTCATATCCTCCATTTCGCCGTTAGATGTTAAACCGCCTTTTAAAGCAGCAGTAATAGCTTTCTGTAAGTCACCGTACAGTTTTAAGCCTTGCAACGGAGGAAAAGCACGAACATAAAAGGTATTCGCACCGATTTTCCTGTTCTTTACTTCAAATTTTGCCTGTCTCATTTTCTACTCCTTAGCTATGACCGCCAACTAAAAATGCTTCGTCGGGAACAACAGCCATGAATACCCATTCACATTTTCCGTCAGAAGCAGATTTGCCACGCTGAAAATTTGGTTTTTTTACAATCCATGCCTGATCACTAACCATAACGCTGTCACCGCTCAAATCTTTAATAGTTAGCGGCAGCAAGCCTGCACCATTTTGATTGTCTGCATCTTGAATCAAGCTTAACGCTGCATTGCTGGAGCTGGACTGCAACAGAGTAACAGTAACTTGCTTTAAGACAGAGGACGGGTCAATACTGCGGACAATTTCCTGGTCACAGCCGACAATAGCGGAAATTCCGTCACCTTGCGTTTCAACATTAATAAAAGTGCCTTCATCAACGCCAGTCAAGATAAGCGAGCCAAACAGCACCTTAACTTTCTTCGGGTCGTATGTTTTAACTCTTGCCATTTAATTGTCCTCCTTTAAGCCTTTTGAATAAGGTTCTCATAAGTCAAAGAACCATTAATGTTAACAGCATGGATAGCACCTGCAAGACGTGCGGTAAACCTTACATCGTCAAGAACTCTTTGTGCTTTCTTGTTTGCGCTAATATTAGCAGCTTTAGGAACTGTAATAGTGTAGCCAAGATTTCTGTTGCCATCATCATCATATTCAGTCGGAGCGATACCGCCACGGTCTTGACCAAGCTTCAGAACTTTATTCAGCACACCTTCGACAAGTGCAATGCCAGCATCAGTGTACGGCAATTTCTCACGATTAATAAGCATTGCAAATTCTTCTGTTTTAATGGTTTCGACAAGCCAGTCACGGAAACGGATAACATCAATCCATTGGCCAGCGCAAGTCTTGCCGTTTTGAGTAATGCTGACGTTCTCCGAGAAGTTTTCAAAGGTATTGTAGTTTTTGGCAGTCAATGCAAGATATTCTGTTTCGGTTAAATCATCATTTGAAATACCGGAAAGTTTCTTGTTTGCCCAGGTTTCACCGCCGGGATATACAGTAAAGCATCTGGACATTACAGCTGCTTCAGGAAATTCCTTTTCTGCTTCCTTATGATAAAAAACAAAAGTGCGATAATAATTTTTCGCTTTCAGCTTACTGCCTGTATCTGTTGCAACGCCAGTTTGCAATGCATCAGCTTCGGCAACAGATGTACCATACAGCTTTGTATGAGCTTCAACCCATTCTGCCATTTCCATGATTTTTGCAGATGTGCGGTCAACATAGCACAAGCCATACCAATCATTGTCAACAGCGCAAATCTTATTCATGTTATCAGCAGCGGAGCTATCAGAGTTCATTCGTCCGATTTTAACTTTCTCATAATGCGGAATCTGGCTAAAAGCTTGTAATGCAGCTTTATACACAGCATCCTCAGCGGTCCAACCTAAATCTAAAAGCTGGTCAGCGTCCGTAATGGTCAATACATACGCCGGAGCAGCGTGCTCATGTGCAGATACAATCATCAGTGTATTAAAGCCATTGGATGAAATGCCTGTAGTATTCAAAGCAATCTGCACATTGACTAATCTGTCGATATTTGCCATATTTTCATCTCCTTAATTTTCTAATTCTCCCATGATTTCAACTTTTACAATTTCACCATCTACAGCAGGGCGTTCTTCTTTATCCTTGCCGTTATTCGTAGTGCCGTTTATTTCTAATTTGTTAAACCATTCTGCACCCTGGCTAAGTAGCTCACGGCAGTACGAAACAGTCAAATCAACCGACGCTCGTTCCTGCCACGTCCTGCCATCCAATGAAGTTGTAATGTCTTGCACTTGCTCAACACTGTTTATAGCCACATTTGCAGAATCATACAAGTTAATCATATCCGGCATTTCGAGATAAAGTTTAAGCTTCGACAGAAGTTCAACAGCACCATCGCCGATAGCTTGTATGTTTAACGTCGCTTCAATGGTACCAGCATTGCTGTACTGTGCTGTTTCAGATAAAAAAACAACCTCATTCCCTATACTGCGTTCAGCCAGAAGATCAACGACGATGTTTAATTCATTTACAGCCGGAGGTTTCATTTTTGCTCTGCGAACCGGAATCGGATAATATATTTTTTGTAATACCGAAATAAAAAAATTCAGTACGTCAGTACGAGTATTAGCTTCTTTCAAAATTCGCTCACCTCTACTGCATATGCACGGTAATGGTTAATAACATCACTTTGAAAAATATCGCTGGCAACTACTTCAAAAAGCTTTCCACGCCATTTAAAGCGGTCAGCCATTGTATTTGTTCGTTGGTCATCAACATAAAGTTCCTTGTCGGTATATACTTTTACCGCTCTAGCAGTCCTGCTACCTTCAGGAAGTAACATCATTTCATTAGCTTTAAGCGGCTGCACACTGGCTAACACTTTAAATTCTTGTGGTGTAGGATACATATAGGTTCCGTTGGCAAGCAGTTCAGGACTGCCGTTGTAACGCATGACAGTTATCAGCTTTCTAAAACTACTCATGATTAGCACCTTTTCTTTCAATGACATAGCGAATTGATTGTCGCAGATGCCCGGTATCAATTAATGGTTTAGAACTTTTCTTGCGCTTTATTGTAGCAGGAGAGTTCGGGACAAACGGTCCGTCGACGATTTTTCTTTGAACCATACCTTGTACAACATTGCCTAACTGATTAAGAGCAGCGTTTGTTCCTAGTCCAAATACAGCGCCATTGGCAACACGCTGAATCATTTTGTCAATCATAGGCAAATTTTCATCATACGCAGAACGCAGGAAAGAACGTTGGGGCATATCGCCCAGCCCAAATTCATGTATCGCTGCAATAACAGCCAACGGCTGGTCTGTGTTACGAATGCTTCCACCTTTCCCTCGCCGTACAGCTTTGTCTTTAGCTTGTACACCAACCTTAACCACAACGCCGTCAAGGTCTTTGTTTAGCGTTCGTATGATACGATTTAAACCTAAATCTTTATCCTCTACTCTACTCATAACGCATTATCCCATCTTGTTACTATCGGAACAACGCACATAGAGCGCAGACGTTTAAATTCAATGCCATAGTACGTCTTGTCCAACATATCGAAAGAAGCTGACTTGTCACCATATGAACGTTGCAAGTCACCTTCTTTTTCAGACGTTACAGAGCCTGTGATACCAACATCAGATGAACCGTTTTCTCCATACTGCGCAATAAGCTGACGCAGGACAACGTGATGCGCCATAAGATAAACGAATGCTGTTATATACATATTGCCAAAAACACTTTCTGACAACATAGGCGAAACAAGATTAATGTAGACTTCTAATTCTTCATCAGTAAGAATCAGTTCGGGGCAGATAACAGAAAAAGCTTGCTTTATTTTATCTTTAGTTTCCGTTAACATTTTTCTTTGCCATGTTTACAAAAGCAAAAATAACGGAATAAATATCTTCTGCGGTTTCTGCGCCCTCTACATTAATATTGTATTTCTTAGCGAAAGCAGTCAAAGAACGCTTGCTGGATTCAGCGGACAGTCCTGCAAGGTCTGCTGCCATATCATCAACATTTGCTTCTTTAGCATTGCCTTTCTCAACAGTAATCATTTGTTCTTTGATGTAGGCTTTTACAATAATGTTTTCGCCCCATTCATCACCAACGATGCCGCACTGATCAGGCATGATATATTTACCGTCGATATTAATTACAGCTTTAGAGATGTTTTTAACTTTCATTCACTTTCCTCCTAAAAAAGAAAATGCCCTCTCATGCGAAAGGGCAGTATATAGTAAAATTAGATGCCAGAAGCCTTGTTCATGGACAGCGGATAGTAAATCAACACGCCAGCGGTACGAACCTCGCAAGGAACTTCAAATTCCAAGCCTTTTTGCTGAATAGTGTGCTGAGTGAACGGCAACGGAACTTCCAAGGTTTGATGGTCTGCGTCCTTAACGTATGCAATCATCATATCCAAGCCGCCTACACCTGCGCCGGCAAGTTCGTTAGCTTTCAGTACGGTTACATCCGGGTTATTGCGTTTAAACACAGACAGGATGGAATCCGCAACCACATCAGAATACGGAGTGGAAGCAATGTAGTTGTACTGGTCTGGCGGCAGTACCAGGGTATTCGGGTTTTCTACGTCATTGGTCTGTTTGCTAACAGAATTGATAATGCCGTTCATATCACGCAGAATCTGCACAGCGGTTTTGTCTTTGAATTTGGTAGAAGAACCAGTACCACCAGCACCATCGGCAGCAACAGTGTAGTTGCCAATGTTAGGATTATCCAGCAAGCCTACAACGCCATGTTTAGCATCACCATGGAATGCAATGCGGTTAATATATTCGTCGAGAGCACGGCGAACAGCAATAGCCTTGCGAGCAGTCAGCGGTTTTCTTGCCATAGCAGCACGGCGTAAGTCCTGCATGGTGTAGCCATATGCTGCACCGCCAGCAATAACTTTAGCAATGTGTTCTTCAGCCAGTACATCTACACGAGTAAAGTCGGTTGCATAGTTGGCGATAGTCTTTGCCATGCCAACAGAACCCAAGGACTGATAGCTGATAGTGTCAGCGCCGGGGTCAACGTCAGAGGACATATCAAACAGTTTCAGCGCATTAAGATTAGCGAATTTCTGGTCATAGGTTTTTGCCTTTACAGCTTCAAGTTCTTTTGCAACGAAAATAGTATCGCCTGCGTCTTTACGCAAGCCGTCGCAACGCTCAATAACATTCAGGTCTAATTCATCATAGTTCATTTGAGTCATTACTATTTCACCTCTTCTTTTCTAATTAACCAATTTCGATAACTGCCAAGCCTGCTTTATCGCAGGAAGTGATAAATTTGGCACCGCAGCCAAGAGCTTCGATAGTGCCAGCAGCAACAGTATCTTTAACAAAAGTGCCGTCAGCAAGCTTCAGATGAGCTTCGTCACCTGCGTTAACCGCACCTCCGGTAGTTACCCATACACGACCTTTAGTTACAACAGGAACAGTGTAATTCTGCGGATAATATTTTTTGCCAGCTTCAGGCGGCTCAATATGAGTATGCAGAGTAACGCCGATAACTTTCGCACCGTCACCGGATGCGGACGGAGATTTCACCTGATGTTCTGCGTCAGTGCCACGGATAACGGCGCAAGCAGCACCAATACCGTCAGCTTCTTCAACAGCAAAGGAATCTACAGTATGAGAGGACAAATCATACAGCGCACCAGCAAAAGCTTTGTCCATGGTTAATGCATAATTAGTAATTGCCATTGTATTCACCTCTTTCTTATTCTTCGCCGCGCATACGTGCAATCATGCGGCTACGTGCATCGTTAGCAGAATCATTCTTAGTTTCTTGCTTTTCAGCACCGCCTTTAGCTTTTACGGCTTGATTTTTTGCGTTATCATTGCGAAGCATCTCTTTAGCAGCAGAATATGCGCCGTCAAGATAAGCATCAGACGCACCGTCAAGCTTAAAGCTTTCGCCAAATGCAGCTTTAACAATGCCTTCTTTTAATTCAGCGTTGGTCAAGCCATCGGTTTTTTCAACCTTAGCAATTTTAGCGGTTTCTTCCAGCTCCGCACGTTCCTGCATATCAGCCTTTACAGCTTCAACAGCATCTTTTACAGCTTTCTCTTTTTCAGCGTCAGCAGCATCAACTTTAGCTTTCAAAGCATCACGTTCTGCGGTCATTGCATCAGCTTTAGCTTTCAAAGCGTCAGCATCAGCTTTAAGAGTGGTATTTTGTTCTTTTACAGTTTTAAGCTCAGTGTTAGCAGTATCAAGCTTTACACGAGCGTTTTCTTCTTTGCTTTGCAAAGAGTTGACGTAGTTGGCAATTTTCTCGTCAACTTCAAAATCAACAGAATCAATTTTAATTTTCATTTTCATTTCTACTCCTTCGATAATTTCGTCACCGTCAAGATTAAGCCGTGCTTTTGCTCCGGCACGTGCCCTATCAACAACGGCTAAATGATTGATACGGATGTTGCGTTGGATAGCATCATATTGCTGTCCGTCAGGTGTGGTGCCTGGAGTTTCTTCAACATCCACTCTGTAACCTAAAGACAAGCCACGCTTTTCGCCGATAGCAGAGGGATTATGGATAACAATGTCACAGGCAATATTTGTTTCGTCTTTCGGATAACCGCTGGACAGAATTGTGCCAATGGCTAAATCTTGTGCGGTATCACTGTTTACAATGCCGCTGGCAGGATGTCCTACCACAATAGGTTTGCCGACAAAGCTTGCTTCACTGTCAGTGTCGAACACTTCCTCCGGCGGTCTGTACTCTCGTCTAATAGTCCCGTCTGGCTGTTGGTAGATATAGATGCCAGTACGTGCCACAATCGGAGAATCACGCAAGAAGCCGTCAGCATCGGTAACTGCACCGCTAACAAACATCCATGAATCAATGCGCTCATATCGTTGTACACTTCCCAAAAAATTCACCTCCTTATTTTGGGGTATATAAAAAGCATATGCAATTTCTCGCATACGCCTTCTAGCTTAATTCTTTGCTTTTCTTTACATCAACCCTACCCATTGGAACTGCTGTTGTCATGTTCCATTGCTCCAGGTCAATAACAGGTAATGCTACGCAGCGGCAGTTATAATCCATGCACGGATGATATTTCGGAGAAGGATAAACCTTTATGCCGTTAATCTCACCCATCTTGTCACTGTTCCAATAGAAGTATTTCCCATCCATCTCAGCATGAGAAGGTCTGACACGTTCATCATGTGACGATGACCATTGATACACGCTTATACCGCAATCAACCTGCCTACGCATTGTTATAATGCCGTTCAGATTGCCTACCTCATTCCTTGCGATAAATTTTGCTCGCTTGTCGGTAGTGTTAAGCAGTACCTTGATTTCTTCTTCAACTTCGCTCATGGCAGTGCCACGCTGAACAGCATTGCTTACAATGATTTGTAGCTTTTCGATGTAGGTATTAACTATGCTATCAACAAGCCTGCCCTGCTGCGCTTTCCATTCCGCTTTTACTGTATCAAGTAAAGCCGAATCATTTAAAAACACATCAACGCTGACTGCTTCCGCAAAAGCACTGATAACATTAGCATCGACAACGCTGGACACGCCAGCAAGAATAAGCTCTAATTCGCTTATAGCATCCTCGATAGTCATACTCTTTAAAAGTTCAAGAAGTATCGCCTGAACAAAAGCATCTGTGACGGTGCTGTCATCGTCCTGGCGCAGCGAATATGTCAGCATTGGCATATTGTTATTCGTGGCACTTTTTAAACGTCTTACAACGGCTCTGAGGACGCGATAATAATCACGCTCAAAATTCTTTGGATATTTTGGACGCTTCTTTACTTTAAGGTAACGTATCGATTTCTTCTGTTTCTTCATCATCTAAATCCAGCTCACTTTCTGTAACTGGAATATCGCCACGCTCTTTAAGATACTGGCGAGCTTGTGTTGCGTCTAACAGTTGATTATCAACCAGGTCAAAAACAAGCTTAACAACGGCAGCTCTTACTTCTGCCTGTGTCTTGTCAACATTTGCTTGTTCCAGATCATTCAGCGGTTCGATTGCCTTAAACTTAATGCTCCACTTTTCAAGCTCTTTGCCGTTGGTAGGTCCTTCTTTCGCAAGCTGGATAAGTCTTACAAGATACTCTAACGCAGGACGAATTTTCCTGCGTTGAATACGTCTGACGTTATCGTAATAAATCTGCAGGTCGCTCTTGCCTGTGCTGTTCATGCCAGCCGGAGAACGCCCAAACAATACAGTAAAAGGATACCCGGTAACAGCGCATAAAGCTTGTTCAAACTCTTGAATAATATCCGTCAAGCCTGTGAGCGGAATGTTGAAAATACCGTATTCATCTTCCTTGTCAACGGCTACACTGCCATTAATTCTGCGTGAGTAGTCTATCAGCTCTAAACGCCGAATAACAGCTTGCGTGCCGTCTTCTCTTGCCAGTAAATTGCTTAAACCTTCAAGCTTTAACAGCGACGTGCTAACCTTGTCCATTATGTCGATTGTTTTATTCATTGCAGTTTTTACACGGTTCAGCGCAGCCGGAACACCATCCAGGCAGGATAAGCCAGCACCATTATTAGCAATACGCTCTATCTTCGGCAGCATTTCGCCGTCAAAAATAAGCAGTCTGCTTCTGTGTACCTTAAACTGATTTCCGTTCGGTGGCGAAATCATGTAAAACTCCGGCTTGCCAAAGTTCGTATCTCGAATATCTGTATCAAGATAAATTGAAGTTGTGTCCGGGTAAATATCTCGCTTGTCAAAAATTTCTAATCCGTTAATCCTGCGTAAACGGTTGATATTAATAGGCTCGCTTAACTCCTGGCCATCGTCAGCAAGGATAAGAGCACAAGACATACCGAACAGTCTGTCCCAATATAAAGCCTCTGTAAGCTTTTCCTGAACAAACAGCGTTTCAAGCTCCTGCAAGATACAATCGTCAGAATCGCCTTCGATTTCTATAAAATTTTTCATAGCATCATCGGCAACAAGTGTAACAATCCTTCGCACGAGAGCATTTCTGTACATTGTAGCCAATGTTAAGTCTGTGAGCTTTCGCTCATTTAGCAGGCCTTCATAATTGCGAGCTTTACGTGTAATGAAAGCATCTTTAAAGCCGCTATCTGCACGAATTGAATTATCTTTTCTTTTTACCATTATTCCTCCTAGCTCGTTAAGCCGCCCCAGCTGCGTGAATTCATGAGCTTGTTAAACGCATCACTTGACGCATCCACCATATCATCATGCTTGCTTTCCGGGAACGATTCAAGTTCTGACAGATACATATCATTCCATTCACCTTTAAGGATAAGGACGTTTCCTGCTTGCACCTGTGAAGCAAATGGAGTAGCACGAACCTCTTTGCTGCCTGTCGGCGATACAATCTCTACCGAATATCCTGCAAGCATTGATACAAGACTTTGAGCTTGCGCCTTGCCTGCCTGTCCTGGGTCTTGCGGTATCGTGATTTGTACAAATTTGTATTTGCCCTGGTCTATTGCTGCCATGTTACGCAGAAGATTCCTAGCGTCATTTGCCTTTATCTGCTTGCGTTTTACATCAAGGACGATTACTCTGCCATCGTCAAGCAATCCCATTAACACGCCTGCTGTTGCATCAGGGTCTGGGTTAAGCGGCGTAGGCTCTGTTGCTGCCAAGTCCCAGGAACGTGCATAAGCAACGATATTTTTCGGTACAGCATCAACAAAGGTGAAGTTTTCTGTTTTAAAGTACATACCAGCAGCAGGACGGATTTTCCAGTTACCATATAAAAGACGTTCCTTGTCAATTTCTGCCAACGCTTTAAGGTTTGCCATATACGAAGGGTCTTTAGCCATTAAAACCTTATTGTCTGTCAGTTTAGACGCTATAAACGTAACCGACTTGCATTCTTCAACATTTACGCCGTGTTCCTTTGCGAGTTCATGCGGATTACTGCCCCAATAAATCGTATCATTCAGGACGCACATATAACGCACAACACCGCTTCGCTCGTAGATTGGATAGCCTGTATCTTGATTTATCCACCAAGAAATAAAATCAGCTACCCAACTATCGCTGTCCGGGTTGCACGTCGCTCTTACATAAGGACGAATACCGCACGTTGAACGGTTACGAGAAAGCATATACAAGAATTGGTGTCGGCTAAAATGCGTCAGCTCGTCAAATGCTAGATAGCAGATTTCTGAGCCTTGCCAGCCTTGCAAATCTTCGTCACGCTCCAAATGCGCAAAATGAATTCTTGCTCCGCTGGGACTAAAAAACCAATGTAGTTTTGGAGTTTTCTTAGGTTTTGCGCCTTGCACTTGTCCATATATTTTGTTAGCAGCATCCCACAAACCGCCTGAAGCTGTGATTTGAGTATAATTTTTTCGGAACACAACGCCGCTAAATCCTGCTATATCTTTATGCCTTAATCCTTCCAGGAGAAGTGCAAAGGTTTTTCCGCCGCCAGCTGCTCCACCATAAATTACTATATCAGCAGAAGAACACATGAAAGCTGTTTGCGGTCCCGGTTGCGGAGTTAGATACAGCGGCTCAAATGTATCTCTGCCATTATTCGGAATGTAGATAGATTGGTAAGCGTCTATTGTTTCAACGCTTGCATCTTCCGCCAGTGACAATATACCTCCGTCAGCTCCTGCCAGTGTAGCAAGAGTGCGAATTGCGTTAACGTCGGTTTCTTTTAAAGCCTTGTTAAGTAGCTTTGCTATCATTAAGGCTTGGTAGTTCTGGTCTTGCTCGCCTAAGCCGAAAGCATGTAAAAAGTTTTTTGCTTTATCGTCGTGTACTTGTGATTCAAGTATCGTTTTTGCTATCTGCTGTAAGTTTTTTTTTGCCCGTCTGATTTCACCGGATTTTTTGCCGCCAACAGTTCCTCTCTTCCTTGCTTCATCCTTGCTTCGGACAGGCCTTAAATTGCTAACATTTCCTCGTGCTGGCACATTAAAACACCTGTCCTTTCTTTAGATTTTATTTGTTGTCTACAAGGTAAAATTCTTTTCGCAGTTCGGCGTTTACCAAGAATTGTCCACCACAAGAAGCAGTCTTTGTTTTTACTCCTGGCTTTTTGATTCCTCTAGCAGTCATACAAGAGTGTTCGCCCTGAATAACTACAATAACGTCCTCTGTCTCTAAAATTTTTGTAAGAATGTCGCGAATTTCCTTGCCGATACGCTCTTGAATTTGCAGACGTTTTGTTACTGCGTCAGCAATACGTGCAATCTTGCTAATGCCGATAACTTTACCGTTAGGGATATAGCCTACATCAACAGTCATGTTATACATGAGTGCGATATGGTGCTCGCAATAAGAAAAGCAGTTGATGCCTTTTAACACCACCATATCATCGTTATCACAGGAAAAGCACTTGTTGAATTTCTTTGCGATTTCATCGTTGCTGACACTTGCGTACTCTAATTGCTCCATTAGCATTTTTGCGAACCGTTTAGGAGTTTCAAGAAGTCCCTCTCGGTTCGGGTTTTCGCCGATGCCCTCAATAATAAGCCTTGCGGCTTGTTCTAGCTTTTTAGCGTCCAT